AACCTACCATCGGTTAGGAAGCCTTTTTATCTGCGTTCTTGCTTGCTCCAATAGTGGCAATAAGAGCGCTCGTAAAATGATCTAAAGCTGCGCTTTCTCTGTCGAGTTCAAATCTGATTTTTGCAACTCTGTCTTGGCAACTTTTGCACTGAGCAACTAAGTATTTTTGCTTGTCATCAAAGTCATTAGCGTTAAATTCTTCACCGTTGATGTTAATTATATTATCTGTGTTTTCTGTCATTTTATCCTTCCAAATTTGCTAGTCTTGTTTCAATACTGCTTAATCTTTGCTCCGTTGCTGCACCAATAAAACACAACAGTTCTGGGTATCTGATACCTTTTCTGTTTTTCTGTACTGCGCCCTCTGGGGCTTCCATTTCTGGTTTAGATTGAACTTCTATAGAGCCATCTTCGTTTTCAGCCTCCCACCATGTATCTTCGCACCAAAACGCATATTTAGTTGCGTCTAGCCCTTCATTAGCCATTGCGGTTGCTACTTCTTGAGCAATAGCCCCAGTGTGTATTCTTGCGCCATCACCCTCACTAGCAACTGAACTGTTCCATTTAAAAGTTTTAAAAAGTTTACTGATAGCTGTTGCAGCGGCTATTTCTGCATTTGTAAGGGGTTCAATTTGTTGCTTTTCACGCTCATCAGAAGTTTGAATTGTGCTATTCGTTGCATATATATTTTTCCAACGAGCATTTGAATATCCAAGCGAATCCACATCGTCAGTTGAGTTCCCTTGAGTTGTTCCGGGAGTTATATGAGTTGAGAACCAATCAAATCTAAAACCAGTAAAACGAGAAGTTATAAATAAATCACCTTCTCTTTCACCTATTCCCCCCCTACCAGTAGTGCCCTCCTTGAAGTGAATAAATCTTTGACCATCTCCAGCATTACTATGTACGGTGAGAACGCCAGAACTTCCAGAAGTTGACTCATCCCCAATAGTCACACGTTTTTCAGTACTAGTGTAAAAGTAAATTTGGTCTAAAGTTCCTCCAAACTCTATGTAAGTGTCAGATCTTACATTATCTACAATTTGTTCTGCAACAACTTTTCCTGAGAGGTAGAGGTCTTTGAAACGTCTGTCAGTTTTACCTAAGTCAAAGGCACCATCGACTGATGTGTTTGTGCTTACATTCCAAGGATCAATTCTGTTTGAAGCATCATTAAACTTTAATCCAACGTCACCTGTGCCAATGGTTAAATCTAGACCAGAAGTCCCAATACTCCCAATATCAGTGCCTTCTTTTCTCAGCGAAACAATTGAACCGTCAGTTCCATCACGATTAAAAAAAACACAAGAAGCATCTGTTACAGTATTCTGTATTTGACCTGTTACATCTGCTCGAACAGCAAAACCGTCTGGATGGCTAAATTCAGCAGGTCTGCTTGTGCTAGTGCCTACAAGCAAGTTACCTGACGCATCTACTTTTAATCTAGTAGAACCATTAGTACCTACACTAATTCCGTATGCACCATTTCGTGCAATTACTAAATCATCGTCTGCTGCTCCACTTAGTAAAGCCCCTGCTGATGAAGCTACACCAATATCAACATTTGAGTTGCCATTATTAAGCCTTATCGCAGGGTTAGTTGTATTAGATAATTCCATTAAACGTGCAGGGGCCGAAGTTCCAAGGCCAACCTTACCGTCACCTTTAGCAACAATAACTGGTGCTGTTCCACTGTTTGTTGTTACTTGAAAAGGTGTGTTGGTTGCAGTGTTCCATCGTGTGTCAACCCAAAGACCATTAGATGAAGTTGAGTTACCATCGTTTTCTAGTTTAGCTATATAGTCGTCTACATCTTTTTGTACAGTTAATGTATAGCTAGGCGCTGCACCAATGCCAACCTTACCATCGCTGTCAATACGCATACGTTCTGCGTTGTTTACATACATTGTCATAGAATCGTTACTATGATTGTATTCTAGCGCACCGATGTAGTTGTCTGCGACATCTCCGAATCTTAGGCTGCTTGTATTTGTGACATTGGTACTGTCTATCCGAATACCCCCACCATCACCACTGTGGTTAATAAGCACTTGATCTGATGTATCCACAGTCAGCCCATCAGCCGTGACAGTGCCACTAACATCTACACCTGTAGCGGTGGTAGCAATTTTAGTTGAGCCGTTGTGGGATAAAGTTACAGCCCCATCCGTTGTGGCTACAAGTTTGTTTTCTGTTCCAGCAGCGTTTTGTACAATAAACTCGTCTGCTCCTATAACCAAACTTCCAGTGCCTAAATCTTTAATTCGGCTATGATTACCATCATGGTAAATCTGTAGGTCATCACCATCACCTAGACGGATCTTATCGTTGTCAGCAAATTTTACGTCACCATTTGCCTCTTTTAAAACCAAATCCTCATTTGCAGCGGTAATAAAAACCTCAACATCACTGCCAGATAAATTTAACAGTGAGCCAGTAGAGCTTTCAGTTAATGTACGAGATAAAGTTGTGCCACTATGCGTGTAAGTACCAGTGCCTATTTCAAATGCAGTGCCATCAATAATTGTGTATCTCACGACATCACCATCACTAATACCGCCATCAGCAAAAGTTTGAAACCCTGCAACGGCACTACCCAAAACAATGGGTGAGGTTGTGCCAGTTGTAGATGTTGCTACCTTAACTCGATTTGCTAAGACGTTAGCCATTAATTAACTCCTAGCTTGGGTCAGGAATGCCAACGTCTAATGCTTCCAATGAAAATGTATTTCCTGACGTAACAGATTGGCTTGCTGTCAAAGAGCCAGTTACCAATAATCTACTGTTTGTGGTATCGCTGAGAGCATAATGTGTTGCAGTACCAGTTCCTGTAACCGTTCCATCACTAATTGCGCTCATGGTCACTTTACGACCTCCGCCTGTTCGATCCGCTGGTGCGCTAATTGTAACAGATGTGGAGTTGCCAAGAGTATGCGTAGAAGTGGCTTCTGCGTATGTCGTGCTTTCTTGTGACGTCACATCGACCCTTGTCGCCTCAGTGTCAAGGACGGTTAATCCATTATCCAGTATTCTGTCTGCTATAGTTGCCATGATTAATAACTCCTTATTTTAATGCGACGACCGGAACCGCCTGTTTTGGCTCGTTCGCCCTCACTGTTAATATTCTTGACTGCATTTTGATATAAAGACGCCCAGACAGTCAGCCGGTTATCGTCACCCAGGTACGGGGCGCTGTTTATTAAGCTCCCATAAAGATACACGTCTGGATGATTTGTGAGCAGCCAGTTTGACGTGTTGCTACTGTTTAATGCGTCTATTTTTTCATAGTACAACATCTCAAGCGTGTAAGTTCCGTCCGGCGACGGAAACGCCTCGATGCTGCCGTCAACAATTGTAAAATATTTTGGCTTGCCCAGGGTATTAGAGGCTTCAGCTCGTAGCGTCGAAATTTCCGCCGTGCCTACCATTTCTAATACGTCGTGGTCTGCCGTTGCTAAGCTCATTCTGATAGGCTCCAGGAAATCATTCGGCAACGCAGTAAATTGAGTATCTAGATTTGCGTTTGCTCGCTTCTCCATTTGCCAGTGTCTTATGTCGCGATTGAAATTTGCTTCAGCTAACGAAATAAAAGTTTCGCTTACCGTCGATAAATCATCACGATTAAGAAAGTCGGCAATACTAGTCTTGAGCTCAGCGAAAGTTGTTATACTCATTGCATCTTTCCTTCGCGCCTAAAGTACTGCTCTAGCTCCTTGAATACCGGTCTGGCTGCCTGGGCAGCTCCCTTAACGACTGGCTTGGCAAATGGAGCTAACGACAAAGCAGCATCACCAGCGCCCAGGGCGACAGTGCCGAGCTGACCTAAAACTCCAGGAATACCATTAAACCGATAAGCGTCCGGAATATTTCTTGCGGCGTCGTAAGCGTCTTCCCCGCCCATCGCAGTGCCAACGCCTGGCATAAAGCCGGCGACGTTCATTACTTGCCTGGCAACTCTAGGATTTCCGGTATTCTGCAAGACAAAATCAAAAATAGAACTACCTATTCTGTTTTCTGTATCGCTGGCTTTCAATGCCTTTTGCAGCTCTTCCTGGGAAAATTTATAGCGACCATCTACGCCTCGACCTCGATTACGACCAGACAATACCATGTTGGGTTCTCGTGGCTCGATCATCTCAAAAGCTTCGCCGTCTACGCCCATCGTAAGGTCGTACTTACGTCGTACTTGCTGCTCTTTTAATCCTGCAACTTTGTTTTTTATGTTTGCTATCTTATCGCTCATTGCGCCCTCATGTTGTAATAGAGGGGGCTCTCAGGTTGCCCTGGTTGCGGCTCCTGCATTGATAAAGCTCCCAGGACACCACCGCCAGCAAATGGCGCAGACAACAAACCTCGGTTCATAATAAAATCAAACAAAACCTGTTCAGATGTTTGGCCAGTTTCTGCCGCTTTTGTAGCAGCTCGATCTCTCATGGCTTGCATGAAAGTAACCTGGCTTTCGTCAGCAACTTTTGTTTTTCTTGCCGCGCCCATCCACAATGCAGCTTGTGCTTGCGGACCAGTCAGGCCCATTTCTTCGCCAAGCTCAAACATAAAATCTTCAAATGCTTTGTACTCGTTGTCGTTTGGCATTTCGACAAAAACACCAGGATATTCTGAAATATCGTCTAATTCTAAAACGCCGTCAGTGACGGATTTTTGAGCTTTGAAAGTATCAGTTATTTTATCACCGGCCTGGCGTTTACCAAAATATTTTTTTGCTTTTGGAAACTTACTTAAAATTTCTTTTCTAAATTCAGCCGACACATCGCCTCCTGTCGCAAGCCATCTCGGATCTTTTGAGGCCATAGCAATAAATCTTGTGAAATGCATATCGGCAGCAAAATTTTTCGCGGAACCTTTTAGGGATTGTGCGAAGCCTTTTGGCTTTGGGTTTACTACAGCCGTTGAAGCTCTTTTGGTTATGTCGTCCATTTGTGGAGCGCCGGACCAACCGCCTCGAAGCTGATCGGCAACAATTAACTCTTGGTTTCTGCCAGCTAAATGTCCGTAACCTTCTTCGCGAGATTTAGCGATAGGAGACGTATCATCTACACTTCGTGCGTCTTGCAAAGCCTCTCTGTAGGTTTGATTGCTTCCTGGCATTGCAGAGTTGTCGTACAGCCTTTGATTAATCGCTGACGCATTCGCCACATTAGGCGGAACTTTTGACCTGGGAGAAGCTGCACCGACTAGATCGATGTACTCTGACCATCTTCGGTGACCTTCGTTTTCACCATGACCGGCAATAAACCAGTCTCGCAATTCTTCTGTGTTGTACCAGTCTTCGCCAACATCTAAACCGTTTTCGATGTTATCTAAAATTTCCTGGCGCATAGGATTATTTGGCTCTCGAAGAGCTGACATAGATTGTTGCATTCGAGCAGAAATGCCGCGACCAGGTTTTATGTCTGGATTATATCTTAAAAAACTTACTTCAGTACGATCAGGCGCTCGACCTCTGTAACGAGGATCGGAGCCGGCTGGCTTGCCCAGCATACTTAATAAAGCTTCACCGCCTTGTTTGAGATACGCCATTTATCCTCTTACCGACTTCTTGCCGCGACACCCCCAGGCTTTGCGGCGAACTTTAACTTTTGCAGTCTGCTTCTGACCGCTCGACCTGGCGCAATAATTATCGCCCCGTTTCGTTCCCTTGGCAGACGTCCGCTTGTGCGTTCTGCCCTGGCTATCTTTATACGTCGTGCCGTTTGCGTATTTTTTGCTCGCTGGCACTTTCTTCCGCGTTGCCGCCATTATTTTTTCTTTTTCTTTGCTGGCCGCTTTTTGGCAGTCTCGGCGCTTTCCTTAAATGCCTTGTTGGTGGGAGCCCCTTTGTCCCCCTTCTTCCTCATTTTTTCGCCGCTGCCGGCTTTTATCCTAGCTTTTTTACGAGCGATATTTCTATAAAGACCAGGTCGCTTTGCCATCTATCGCCCCACTTTCTTCATTGCTTTTTTGTGTGCGGCAGTAAACGTAGAGCCAGCCAACATCAGCTTTGTCATTTCACGCATGTGAGCTGCCGTGTGATGCTGCGAGTGATTTTTCATCGTAGCTTTTTGCCGAGCAGTTAAAGATTTTTTCTTCGCCTTGGTTGCCATAGCGATTACTTCTTCTTGCCGCCTTTTTTCTTACCTTTGCCGTACATAAAAAACTCCTGTTTAATCTTGCGATCAAATTAACATGAGCCAGGCAATATCACCTAAATTTCATGCGATGCCCTGGAGGTTGCGCCGGAGGTCGCCGCGATAACGCTTAAACGCGCCAGACATGGCCGTCGCGTTGTCACTCGCAAAAGTTAACGATAAACTGTCCGCGAGATCGGGTGAGTTGAAGCCTCTCTTCTTGAGATCCTGTTTGCTTTCCGCTTTAATTTTTCCGGAGCTCGTAAACGTATACCGCAGCGACGTCAGCTCCGACAAAAGCTGATCATTTCTCGGTATCTTACACGACCGGTTTTCTAGCCAGGCTTTTGTCTTAAACCAAAGCTCTGCGCGTAAGTTTAAATAAGTTTCCTTCATGGACGGGCTCTCGCTCACGTTAATAGCGCGAACCGGCACCCCAAGCTCATCAAGCCTGTCAAAACAACCGGCGCCCATTCCGACACTGTCAATCATTATCTCCAGGTTTTCCTGCTCAAACGGCTCCAGGGCGTCGTACTCGGCCTTCACACGGCCAACAGTCTGCATAAGGTCCAAGCCACCCCAGGAGCGCAGCTCGGTCACTACGGAGCCTCTACGCTTGCATAACGCGGTTTTATCGCCTCCATACCTACTAACGTCCAAAGCCCACACCATAGGCGTCTCAGGGCTCTCCTCAATGTCACGATGCTGCGCTGCCTCAACAAGGTGAAACGGAATTATCGTGTCGTCGTCCGCCAACGGAAATTCACCCATGACGCGAACCATAAACGCGCTGGAATTCTCGCCATATCGGTCACGCATCTCGTCGATAAACTCTTCAGCAACCAACGGGCTATCCTGGCAGCTCCACCGCCTGGTCCACCAACTTTTCCGCATTCGGTTGTGGCTCTCAAAAAATGTGCCGCTGGAACGGGTAGGGTTCGACAACATCAACGTCGTCGCGTTAACGGATGACATTGAACCGGCGCTTGCCTCGAAAACGACCTCCGGTACGCCGCTGGCTTCGTCGATAACTAATAACACGTTGTCGGAGTGAACCCCTGCCAGGGCCTCCCCTGCGTTCTCAGCTCTCGCCGTCCGGCAAGAAATAAACGCTTCAGCCGGCGCCGCTACAAGCTCCACACGATCAGACTTCACGTTAAGCAATTGTTGCAGCTCCTTGGGCAACTCTCCGATCCACCGCTTTAACTCAGAAAACATCGCGTCGAATAGCTGCGAGCTAGTGGGGGCCGTAACAACAACCTTGCAGGGAAACTTGAGCATCAAGAACCATAGCATTGCCCAGCTCGCCGTCGTTGATTTTCCCGTTCCATGACCCGATCGAACCGACAAACGTCTAGTAGGGGAGGCAACCTCTCGCAAAAATTCCGCCTGGTAATCAAAAGGCTCAACTCCAAGGATCTCCTTAACAAACCGCACCGGATCGTTTTGATACGTCGCGACAAACTCCTCCATGAAATTAGTCGTCATTTTCGATAACCTTCGTGGCGTCCGGAATAGTTTTCATTTTTCGCAAAGCATCGAGGTGCATATCGCCCAGGGAGATCGTGACCTCCGTCTGGCCGGCCCTGGTGCCGTACCGGTTCTGGTTCCAAGCCGTGGCAACAAATCGATGTTGGCTGGCTTTCTCCCTGGCAATAGCAACATCCACCTGGTTGAGATCCTTTGTCCGAGATCCTTCGTCCGCCTGGTCGCGCTCAAGCTGCCGCTCTTTTGCCAAATTTTCAAAAATTTGGAAGCCCATCTCCGCGTGTGCGTCCGCTGCCTTTTCGCGTATCGCTTCAATCGCTTTGCTGTACTCGTCGTGATTTATAAGCAACCGGTGAAGGTAGCCTCGGTTAAGATCGAGATCTTTTGCCAGGCTGCTTATGGTGCCGCCAGACATGAGAAAATCTTGAAGGTAATCTGCACCACCTCGCGTTTCGATCTTCTCCAATGCCTGGCGGCGTTTTGGTCTTCCGGCCATGTATGAACTCCTGCTAATTAATGTTATCCTATTTGGTTTTCTCTCGCCAAATTTTGGCGTTCGTGTGTGTCTTGACCTGGTCCAGGACGGGGGGTCTAAATTCTGGAGGGGGGGGGTCATTTTTGTCTATTTGCGACATTTTTGGTTTCTAGTGCATTCCGGATCCGGTCAAGGATTTTGTAACCCATTGATATCATTGCGGTTATCAGCGTTTTCATAAGATTATCCTTTTTCGCATAATTTACATTATGTTAACTGTTTATGTTATTTGCCTCGCGTGTGCGCGTGTGCGCGACCCCGTCGCCGAGTGTCGCGACGTAGTTAAAGAGGGCAGCGCGAGAGCAAAAGAACTTGGGAGAAGAACCTCGCGCTGCCAGTTTGAGGATACCGATCGGGAGGAACCGATAACCTTTTCGAGGTAATGTCTAATCATAACCACAGATCCCCGAGCCAACCAAAATTACACGTCATCCATTTGCAATCGGTACGCGATTACCAGGTAGTTGATTTGATCTAGCAAGCTGTCCTCGTGAAAGCCGGTGTTATCCATCCGTGAAGCTTTCAGCTCTGCCATCATCCGAGCAACCTCGTAGGCTGTAAGCTTCTCGCCAGGCTTTAACTTGTCCTGCACGACGGACGTCCACCTATCAGCTATCGTCTCATGCAATGGTCGAGCGTCTCCGTAGCTGTCTTCACGATCCGTCAGGATATTATTCGCTCTGTCTAAAATTGTTTTATAGTTCATCTTTACCTCTCGCTCTGTATTTCGCGTAACCTCGATCGCTCACCACTTTGACGTAGCCTCGATCGATTAGTGTGTGGAGCTGCTCCAACATCTCTTGCTTTGTCTCGTCCATCGCGCCGGCTAACGTCACGAGATCTAATATCCCCTCGGCTCGCATAAATGTCAGAACGTGCAGCTCGTGCCTGGACAACGGTTCCCTCGTTCTGCGGCGCTTCTTATCGTCGGGCAGGGCAGCGCGTAATCCTAGCTTCGCTCGCTTGCGTTCGAACTCCATCATTTGGACGCGCATCTTATCCTCGTCCATTCTGAATTTCCCACTTGCGTTGGATGATCGCCTGGCGTTGGAAGTTATTCCAACTTCTCAGGTCCGGCATGTTGAGGTGTCGCTTCCGATTAGCGATCGACTCCAGCTCCACCAGATCTGTGACAGCTCTGAGTAAACGCAGGAAGTCCTGCTCGGTCATCTCTCCGTAATCCGGAGCTTTCCACTCCAACCTTTTGAGATCCTCTTCGGTCAGCATTTTAATACCGACCGAGCAACCATACCAAGAATACCCTTACCTAAAGGTAAAGGGTATTTTCGGTATACTTGGCGTTGCCAATACCAAAACATATACCAAACTATACCATTTATACCATTTTGATATATTTTATGTATAACAATCAGGTACTTAGACATCACACTATTTATGGTATAGCTTGGTATAACCATCATAATTTGTACTTTCTGGCGGTTAACCAACAAAACCCGTCATTGACGGCTATTTGCCCCTTGTTGACGAGATTATTGAACGGTCTGGTAAACGACTGGCTTGCGTTTTTTGTTGTTGTTTTGCCCAAGTAATGTTTTCGCAGATCATCAATATCAATCATGTGCCTGGTTCCGCTTTCCGGATAGCCAGTGCCGCCTGGATTAGCTTTGCCGACGTTATCGCCCTGCAATTGAAGAAAGCATTCGATCATTTTCTTGTCGGTCGCGTTTAACTTAACCTTGGCTTCTTGCTTGCGCTCTTCAGTCACCGGCATGATGTAGCAGCTCGTCACGCTGTCGCCGTCTTCGTCGTCGCCCAGGATAACTGTCTCTAATTCAAAAGCGAACTCACGGCCTCCCTCGATCTCTCGTTGCTTCGTTGTTTTGGCAAAGCGAATTCCGCTTACCTCATCGACGTTCACCTCTATTTCAGTGTCTGTCGCGGCTCGGAGGCTGGAATGGCCACGGGCTGCGTTTTCGTTAGCCTTTGAGGAGTGATGCACAAAAACGATGCTGCAATCTGCATGGGATCTCAACAGATCTCCGGAATTTATTATGGCCGTCATCGCCTCTGGTGAATTTTCGTTTCCCCCAACCATCGATCTACTAAGGGTATCGACGCAAATCATTGCAATCTCGCCGTGCGTCTCTTTGACCATATCTATTTGCGCCAGGAGCTTTGGCAGATCCGCTTCTGGATCGAGCAAGTTGACAGGGCAGGGACGTATCGCCAACGGCACGTTCTCGTCACCGTAATGGTCCTGGATGGCACGAGCTCGATTGAGATAACCGGATCCGCCCTCCGCTGCATAATAAAGAACGACGCCTTGCTTCACGTTATGCCCGTGCCAGGTGCGACCGGCGGCAATGTGGTAGCTCATGTCGAGCGTAAAAAACGACTTACCCGTATTGCTTTGCCCGTAGACGACCGTCATCTGCTTGGAGCCCAGCCAGTTCTTAATCAGATAGTTCGACTGAAGCATTGGCTTTGCGTCGCCGATCCACACGAGCTCATCGAGTAAGCTCTCCGGTCGCTTCAGTGTCTTCAGCCCCGTCGCCACGCTTTGCAATCCCTGCGATTTGTGGAGGTCGTTCCAATCTGTGTCTGGCATTGCCGGCGCCGTCCAGGGTAATCCCGTGCTCTTGGCTGCGTCCTGGCCTTTCTGGTTTGCATCGTTATCGGCTGCTATGACTAGCTCCATGTCCGGCCATGTTTCTTGCAGCGCCTGGCATACTGTCGCCAGGTTACCGGCGTCCAGGGCAAAGATAACCGGCGTGTAATCGCTTGCCATGTGAACGGACACCGAAGTAGCCCATCCCTCACTGACGAAGCACTTGCCCGTGAAATCTAATTTACCGACAACCCCAAACACTCCGCCATCTTTTTTAAGACCAGGATTGAAGCGCTTAATTCCTGTCGGGTTGATACGCTGATGGCCAACTTGCTCACGGTTAGTATTGAACAATGGCACCACCACGTCAGAGCCTTCAAGCACCGCGCCTATGAGCTCAACTCCTTTTCTTTCATGGTAAGGCGTATACGGGTCGAACTGCACTGGTGGATCCTCCTGCTTGGGCATAGGCACAACATTGGCAAAGTAATCCTTGCCGCTTTGCTTCAGCTTGATTTCCGGTCGTTTCTTTTCGAGCAGGGGCCAGCATCCGTCGTGCTCCAGGATCTCGACGATCGCCTGGAAGTCGTTGCACTGACGGCACTGGAACTTTACCAGGCCGTCGCGTTGATGGATCCAGAACCTGGTTGATGGCCAGTCGTTGTGTCCACAATTTGGACAACTTCCGTGGTGCTCGCCCACTGGCCCCTCTCGCAAGGAGTATCGATTGATAATCGCCTCGCTCCACTCGGCCCAATATGCTTTGGGAAAGTCAGGCACTAGAAGGGGATCTCGTCAGCTATGCCGCCATCGAGCGACGGATGAATACCAACGTCCTTTTTCTTTCCGGCATCAGGAAACGGGCTCGCCGCCTCGATAGTTGCTCTTCCCATTGGTTCCGGTGTCGTTGGCACTGCCTGGTCGCCGAAAATCATTTCGCCCTCGGACTGCGTTTTAGTCTCGGCGAGATCTCCAAAGTAGTTTTGCTTTGCCTGACCCTCTGACGGAGGTTTACGCTCAGCTCTCGTGAGAACCATAAACGCATCAGGGCGAGTGCTTATTCCGCACTTACTCCCAAACGTCCAAGCCTTGACGCTAATGACCGCGTGGACCATGCTGCCGGTTGTCATCTGAAAATCGGGCTCGCGTTCTGCCACGCCAATCGGATCAAAATGCTTGTCAAAAATTTTAGGTTTTGTGGTTGGCGTTCCGTATGTCTTGATTTGAAATTTTCTTTGGAACCGACCGTCTTCCGTTTCCTTAAACAGATCCTGCCATTTTTTAACCGGCACGTCGCTATCGCCGCCAGTCTCAGGATCGCGGACCTTTTGCAGCCAATGCTTGTCAGCGAAATTTGCCTTAAACATTGCGCTCATCTTTTTGCCGAGCTCTTCAGCTTGGTCCGGCTGCAATTTTAAAATGACGTCGTAGGCTCCTTCGCCGTCCGTCAGTTCTGTCGGATCCCATTGGCCGGTGGCGTTATTCTTTTTGTATGGTTTATCTAACCGAGGCCATAGCACCTCAACGTTAGTTAACCGCATTTGATTGTCTCGTAATTCCATAGTTTACCTCTTTAATTATTCAAATATTCTGGGAGTTCGTGAGTTGAGAAACTTGGCCACCTAGTGTCGTAGACACCGGCTTCTTCGGCCCGTTGCATTTCCTCGTAAGCCGCACGACAAATTTGCTTGGAGTAATCCAAGACGTAATCGTCCAACATGTGGAAGTGCGCTGGGTAAGGCCAAGTTTTAGACACGGCTAGAAATCCCCAGTTTTTAATTTCTAGTCCATGTTCCTGGGCGCATAAAATATAGTGAGCAGCCTGCAAGTGGTAGCCCCTCAAAAATATCTCTCTGCCAAATTTACGAGGCGATGCGTCCTGACACGTTTTAACGTCGCCCATCATCCCCAATTTTTCACTAAATATGTCGGGCCTCGCTTTCTTGAGCTTGCCCGTTTTAGGGTCAATTACGAAGATCGACGCCTCGCAAACCCTGTCCTTTTCTGTCAGCAATTTTTTGCAGTGCGGATCTCCCATCAATCCGCCGACTATCTCGCCACCATCAATCTCAACGCCGTTCACGAGGCCCTGCACCATGTCATAATCTTTTTGTGTGAGCAGGACTTTACCTTGCTCAATGCAACGCTGCTCGTGCTCCTTGTAAGCTTTAGTTGCCCTGGTTTTCTCAGTCGAGAGCTCCACGAGGTTTAACTCTGGCTGCAAAGCCTCTGAATGTGTTGCAGTTCCCAGGTCAGCGACGATTTTATTGATGTCATTTTTCCCATACTTTGCGTGGAATGGAGAGTAGAGCACCCAGGACTTTAAGAAGCTCGCGTTAATAGCTGTAGTTCCGTGATAATCTGCGTTTGAAATGTCTCTGTATAAACCAGGTTTCATATTATCTCCTTAGTATCTGGTACATTTAAATTATTAAGCATAAAAAGGCATTTCAAATTGTTTTTCTGAAATAATGTCAGGTGATAAATAACGGCTGGTTTTGCCTTTTGGGTAAGGGAGCACCTCATATTTTAAATACTTGCGTAAATTTTTGTCACCAAAGTAAATATATCTATGCTTTGGTTGTGGGTTTTTTGTTAAAATATTATTTTCTTTTGCATAAACAGACGGTGCAGAGATGCCTCGATTTGTTAAAACTTTTGCATGTACCCACTGCCCATCAATAAAATATTCTTTGTCGTGCGATTTAGCTGCACCACAATAAAGAAAATTAGTAGCTTGATAAATGTAACCAATATGCCCCATAGCCCCGTCAGCATAACTGACAATAGACCATTTTTTTAATAGCCTTAAACTTCTGCCAACAAGAAAAGATGCTGAATTTTTTGGGGCTCGTTCATTAATACAAAGTCTATTCAATTCTATAACTTTGGTGCGATTTTCTTCCCCTAAAAATCCTCTTCCAACTTGCGGAGACGGTGGCATTCCGTAAGTTACAATTCCTTCCATTTCACCTTTTATAAAAAGACCAAAGCAGAACATCCTTTGACATTTTCGCTTTGCGTAATGTTTACTAAGAAGCCAGATATCAGTTTCTTTACTTTCGATGCTTTTTACTTCCATCATTTTTCTTCTCCCATCTGTCGCTCAATCATTTCCACCAGGGCAATGCAGCTCTGGACACGTTGCGTTGCGCTGGGTCTGTCAGGAGGTCGCTGGAGATCTACTTCCAATGCCATTAACTTGTGCTTGAGAAGCGATATGGTGGCGTATACATCGCTCATTCGAACATCCTCGCGGCGTTAGCCATGAGCAGCGCTTCGGCCCTATGTTCGTCCTTCTTGCGGCTGAGCTGGGCAGCTAGTTTAGGGAACGTCCTGGTCGCAATCCGTCTCGCGCCGTCTTTATCTGCCGGCACTGATGCTGCCTTTTTCCACTTACCAGGCGTGACCTCGGCGTACTTCATTTGAAGGAGAGCTAGGGCGCCCAAAATTTGCCCGTATCCAACGCCGAGCTTAAAGGCGGAACTAACGCCCTGCATTGGCCGAGCGCCCTGCTTCTCCACTATTACAAAATCAACTGGTACGCTGTTTAATATGTGACTGAGCTCCAACGTGTTGACGCCGCCGTCAGTCCAAATAGGGAGGTCGTATACCTCGGCCCAATCACCGTTAACCAAGGCAACGCCGCCGGTGCGGTAACCTGGGTCAATCCCTGCGTAATATCTGCTCATCTTGCTGCTCCATTTTGTTATCGCAAATCACCTCAAACTGAGATGAGATCGTGCGTTTCTGCTCGTTTGCCTCTTTTTTTAGCCATTCAGCGTATTTTTTTTCGACGCGCAGAAATACCGCAACTCTCTGATTTTCCATGCTTTTATTATTCTCTCTTAAATTAATTATATTTTTCGTACATTTAAATCATATGTGGTACTTGTAAATATGATAGCAGTTGATATTTATGTAAAGAAGACGGAACCAAGACAAAAAGGAGACACCAGATGTTTACATTAGAAAACGCAAAAAAAGCTTATTTCAACGAAGATAGTTGTGAGCTTAGCTTGGCCGACGAAAAAACTTTAGACGAATTAGTAGAATGGCTGAATGCAAATAACTACGATGGCGATTTTGCCATTCAGTTATGGGACTGGGGCAAGGAAGAAATGAGATCTTTAATTTTGGAAGCTAGAGCTGAATTTGGATATTAATTTATAACTACCAGACACACAAAAGGAGACACTAAATGTCAAACTATATTATAACGCATAACGTGATTGATGAAGAAGAAACACGGTCACGCACCGCCTCAGAAACCACTGCTTACCCACATTACTTTGAGCTATATGATGATGATAACATTCTATATGCCCGTGGTTATTCTAACGATAATCAGACAGAAAAACTGTTTGAGCCTTTAGATGATTGGATGTTCGAGTACGGTTGCACCGGCATGAAAATGCGTAATATCAAAACCAAACAAATGGAGTGGGTGTGATGGTAGCTATTCGCAAAATGCAATTTAAAGTGGAGTGGTTGGAAGGTTATGGGGATAATGTTGAACCCCAAATTTGCACAATGGAAAACTTTGTTTCTGAAGAGTGGAATTTAGACGCTTATTGGGGTGATGATGGCATGATACAGAAATTAAGAGAACTTTTAACTTCAGAGGTTGGGCAGAAAATAACCCTTGCAGAACACATGGGAGAGCATGTTGTCGCAACCACATTGGGAGAAGAATAATGCTTACATTAGAAAACGCAAAAAAAGCTTTGTCAGATGCTTACGAACTTATGGATATGTGTGAAGATCCAGAATATCCTGGTGTTTTTTTAGAGCCTCGGTCAGCTTTAAAACAGGCCGCAAGCGACAATGGAATTACTGAGGGCAGTGAGCTACAATCTTTTGTCCGTTGGGCAGAAAAACAAATGTATGGATCTGACCAATGAACTTTCAGATAGTGCAAAAACCGCTGCCGTATCAGCAAATCATAGATATGGCACACGAAATGAAACCAGGCGATTGCGTGGAAAATTTACCAGTAAAGTTAGCCAATATTTTGGAAAAAGAATTGATCGAACTGCATGGCAAGAAAAGCGTCGTCACGCGCTACAATGACAGATTTGCCGGCAGTTACACAGTATGGAGGAAGAAATGAAAATAGATATTAGACCGATAGAGGCGAGAATGTTACGTCATGCTATTCGGGAATTGAATATTGCCTTGGAGGACATCGAAGACGACGGCCCAGGCTTTTTTTCTATACAAGAAATGGGCGCTTTAGAGCTTGTCAGGATGAAATTAGAAAAGGCGGAAGAGTAATGGCCATTAGAAAAGTAGTTGATAAAAGCACAGATCGGGTGCTATTTATTGGAACTTACACGCAAGCAGTTAACTACTGCATACACAATAATCTGGGTAAATTTTACGAGTATACCTGGCAGGATCACGTCATTGATGGTGGCGATAAGATCGAGATACGGGAGCATAAACCATGCGAGTAGGGGCCTTTATTGTCGGTGGCGACAAAGAAATCCAGGCCGACCAACGCGTGGCAATTACGGAATATTTTTTAGGTACCGCCGCATCGATCGAACTTTTTTCAGAGAAGCCAGGCAATGAGACGTTAGACGCCGAAGACAGAGTGATGCTGATGAAGTGCGCCAGGTTTTGCCGCAAGCACCAGGCGACTTTTGCCATAGCTAGTCTGTCGGGAATGTTTGAAAAACGATGGCAAGCCTTGGGTTGGCTCGCGTACCAGGCGGACCAATACGGAATAGATATTGTCGTGGCCGACGAGCCCAGGGTCAACGGATCCTCCATCGCTATTCTTAGCGTCCAGGCCGACGAGCAGCGCACCAGGTTGGCTGCTAAGTCTAAGGCTGCCCTGGACCAGATAAAGTCACTGTTGAAACAGGGCAAGCCCGTGAAAACTAGATCCGGCAAAATAATAGAGAGCCTCGGTCTTCATGACAATAAGGACGAGACAGATCGATTAGGTAACGAGGCCCAGGCACGACTTGCCAGGGAGCGCGACCAGGAAGTGTGGGGGCTCATTGAGAGTTACCTCAAGCAGGGTATGAATATGTCTGAAATAGCCAGGCAGCTCAACGCGGCGGAAGTGCCGACGCCCGCCCAACGAAGAAAAGAAAACAGGGAAGTCCGAGGGATTTGGTATTCTCAAACTGTAAAAAATTTATTGAAGAGACAGGGAGTAATAAAATGAAAATGGACACAAAAATTGATTGCTGTCGCAAAAATTTAATTAGTGATTTGACTAAGACTTGGGCAAAGAAAAACTTAGAAATTGAAATTGGCATTATTATGGGTGAACGGAAAACGTATGATCAGCAAGAAGAGGAATTAAAAAACTGGGTTCTATCAACCGTAGAAAAAAGAAAATTTTATTTACATTTAATTCGCGCTTCAATGGATAACTGTCCAGTTACCGTACAAGAACTTGTAAACTTAGGTGTCGCATCTAGGCAATCAATTGAGGGTTTTGTAAAAGAGTGTGAGGAAGCTGATTGGATTTCAGTTTGTCGAATTGAAAAAGAACGTAAAATTACTGCAAAGCCCAACTTAATAGACCTTTACGTTAAATACTGCGGTTGGCTTGCTGACACATATTACACGGCTGAAATGTCGTATTTAACAAGCAGCATTAAGTATCTAAAGAGCCTCAATGATGACCATGAATGTGTAAACTTAGTTGACACATCTGTGTAAAGTTAAGGTGTATTGCAACCGAGACAAAAGCACTACAATCTCAGGACAGGAGGAAGACATGAAGATCAACTACCACACTGAAAAGCCGCGTAAGCTGAAATTGAACAAGACCATGTACAAGCTCAGCGCCGGCATGATGCAGTGGAAGCGAAGAATAGCAATCCCAATGTGGCATCCGTCGCATGTAAACAAGGCAGCGAGCATATTACGGGAATACGCCGACCGGATTGCGGAGATCGACAAGTCAAACTCTATGCGTGGCTCTGACAGAACCACGTTAGCTCAAAATCTTCTGGTGGAAATGAACCACCAGTTTGGCCAAATCACTCCACAAGATCCACGGGAACGCGGAGCGGAGCGATATGAGTACATCAATGGTAATGACCATCGGGTGAATACACTGGGGTTTGAAGACCTCGCCAGGGACCAAGAGCTTAACGACGACTATTAAACCGTAGTGGGTACTTATAAAAAGGTATCTGGAACATATAACAACACGAGGAGAGCGATATGCCAATAAAATATAAGCGGCTTTCTGATTACATTAAGGGTTTTCGCATAATATATATAATGTTGAAGTATTCTAATGTAACAGAAAAACAGGTTAGGCTAATCAGACAGATTGACCTAATTAAACCAAACAGAATAATCAGTATCATTGAAGACGTCCTCGCTGCCCTGAGCATCTTCGCCATAGGCTACCTATGGTTATGGGTGGCGAGGGGGTTTGGATGGCACTAAAGAAATATAAATTTCAAAATGAAGAGCCAGGCACTTTAGATCCCGATTATAAAAACCATGTAAACGAGTTAGTGGAAAACGTTACTTCTGCTTTGGCAAATGTGGCCAAGTGGGAAACAATACGAGAGCTTACTACAGAAACCTTAGCGGAAGGTATGGTTTCTCTGGGCCTTAAACAAGTTGAAACGGAAAATCTCAAGGTATCCATTTCAAATGATGGCACCAAAGTCGAAGTGCAGCTTATCGGAGATCAGGAGGTTTACCATTGAAACATCCTCTCACAAAACCACAAAAGGAAATCTACGATTACTTCTGCGAGTTCTACAGACGGTTTCCGGAGCATCGAAGCCCTACGCTTAAAGACATGGCGACCGGTCAAGTTGACGGGATCCAGGTTTGCAAAGAAAGGGCAAGCCGTCAGAGCATCTACCCACACGTCCGCACGTTGATCGATAAGGGTTACATCAAGGAAAATTTTTATCGTAACAAACCATATTGGACTATAGCGGAGGACGACCATGAAAAATGAAATGGATCCGCTATCCAGGATGAAGGAGGACGCCAAAGTAGCAAACCGGAGGCTCCGCAAAAAGTGGGGAATGGTCGTGGACAGTAGGCCAGAGTTGGAGGTTCTAAGCAAAACGGCTGAGCGTGTCGATAAAATGATTAAACGCGGTAATACTAGAGCTCAAATTTCCGGCTATTTAAACATCTCTCTGTCGCATGTCGGGCGAGTTATCAGAGAGTACGGATTGCCGAGGAAAGACTGATGACAATACAAAAGCTTTGTTTAAAGAAATATTTCAAACATAAAGACGAGAAAAAAGAGGAGCCCCAGTAGGGCTCCTTTTAACTTATCATCGACAAAGATTTTTCCAGGGTTTCTTTATTACGCCTGGACCAACCTTTTCCAAAAGTTTTGTAATCATTAAGCTTTCGATAAAACCCTTCGCGAGCGTCGTAATACTTTTCGATCAGCTCTTTTGGTTGGTGATCGTGCATTGCCTTAAGGGTCTGATTACCAATCTTCCCATCAGTTTTTACAGATAAGACACGTTGCAGGAGCTTGGCAGCCCTTGACGGTCCGGCATTCACGGCCATGTCCGCCACCGAGTAATCCAAACCGCTAAATAAATCGTCTGCTCGTATTGGTCGCCAGTAATCTTTTTCGTAAAACGGCTTCACGTCTTCCTTAGTTAATTTTCTCATAACGTCTTTAGGAGCTGGCTTGCCGGTGTACTTGGCCCAGTTGTAAGCAGTGACGCCCAGCATAGTAGATCCCTCGTTGCCGTGGCCGTCTTCCTTGTTTCCTTTATCAAGTTTATTGTCAGTAAAACCACCCTCATGTTTAATGAGCATTTCGAAAAAATCGTTCCAATTCTCTTTCATTTCTTTGCCTCCAGGTAAAGTCGCCAGCAATTGACGATCGTGTTAATGCTGACCATCGTCAGCAATACTGCTTGCCAGGTTTCCATTATTTTTTACCGCCAAAAAACTGCTTGCCGCCACGGATACCAATTGCACTAAGGCAGACAACTAAAACGAGATTGGTGTACCACTGGGGCAACTCAGAAAGACGATCAAATCCGTTTTGAACGGTTTGTTCTAAACCAGGAATGAAGCATAGACAGACAGGCGCTAGAACCAAAATTGTGACAATTTCATCTTTGACCGAATTTTGAGTACCCTCTGCCATAATGCGTTCCCAATCGGCAGTAGATGTTTCCTTCGATAAAAGTATCTTTGCTTTTGCTTCAGCCTCAGTAAGTTTTAATTTTGCATTTGCTGCATTTGCGTCGGCTTTTCCCTGCAACCAGGATCCAGCAAGATTAGCCACCGGACCCAGAGCATTTCCTAATAATTGTATCATTTAGCTGCCTCCTTATTCATCCAAATTCCAAAGCAACCAGTGAGAGCTCCCATGCACACGGAGACTAAACCAGCCTGTCCATTTGTCGGCGTCTCTAAACCCATATACCAGTGCACTGACTGATAGGTTAAGACAGTCACCGCCAACATCATAAGCCGAGGAACTATTTTCCAATCATCAATTATAACGTGAGCCATTTTGCATAATCCTTATTGCTAATCTTTTACATGAAGTTTGTATTACAACCCGTCCATTTTTATAAACAATCCATCTATTACGTTTCACCTCAACCATCTTCATCCAACAAAACGCATTCTAAAATCATGTCATTACCGGTTATCAAAACGCCGGCCTTATCTCTCTCGACCTGGCAAGCCTCCTGGTTGGAATACTGATCTATTAAATAATACTGGAGGTGGTCTGTTCGTATGAAGTGAAACCAGACAAGAGCGTATATCATTTGAAATACTCCCACACGTCGAAGTACCCCTGGCGTTGTAGAAACCAAGTAGCGGCCACAAAAGCGCCCAGGAGTAACAGTAAAATTGAGACGACTGTCAGTGTCATTTCTTGCTTTGCCTGGGCTTCTCGACGCGCTCTGGCTTCCTCTTCGCGTTTCTCAACGAGTATTTCTTTTCTAATTTTTAAGAGCTGGGTCCAATACGATGGCCCTAAACTTTCATCGATATATTTTTTTAAGGACGCTTCAGCTTCGTCATAGGCAAGCTTGTCGGCAAAGGTCGAAAGAGCCTCCTGGTTTACGCTTGTGAAAGACTTTTGCATTTTGCGTGAATGGTTCTTTTTAGCCGTGTCTGCGCTATCAAAAAAATTTCCAATTTCTTTCGACAAGCTGGCCAAATTTCGACCGGCTTTTAACGCGCTGGTTATTCCGAGGACGATTGACATGGGTTCCATCGTTACATCCCATCGCGTCGAGTAAATTCTACTGTTTTTTCCAGGATAGATATACGAGCTTGGATTTTAATAATTTGGGTTTGCAGTTTGACAAGATTATCCATGTCTGCCCAAATTTCCTCGTCCACCTCCTCAAGAGCTTCCTCAGTTTCTAGCAAGATCTCTATCAGCTCGTCTGTCCTGGCAGTGTTGTCGCTGATATCTCTGAGTATATTTGATCCCCAAAATACAGCCCCAACAAGTTGAGCCCCCAAAGCAATCACCAGGACAAGAGGAAGCTTAAAATTTTCCATTAGCCGACCTTCATCAACACCGTGATTAGCAGGGCAATAATAGAACCGGCAGCCGCCCAAAGGATCTGCTCAGTACGCTTGGTGCGAACGTAAAGATCTTTAAGCTGTATACGGAGCTCAGTCTTGACCTCCACCATGTCTTTCTCGACGAGATCGATCCTGGCATGAGCTGATTGGACTGTGCGCTTATCCATCCTAATAACCGTTAGCTAACAGCTTGCTGTAATCGCCGGACATTAATTTCTTTTTAATGTACTCGGTTAGCTCCTGGCTGCCCAGTTTAGCGCCACACTCATTCATCCACATTTCAACAACGACATATGGAATTGACCCGACATGCCTCATTTCAGATTTTCTGTTGTGTCCTTCAATGTTGCGCTCTTTGTTCCAATCTAAAATGCGCTGAACATCCTGGGTACGGTTAACAATTATTTTACCGTCCTCATCGAGAATTTTTGTTTTTACGCTCATTTCTTAGCTTTCTTTTTCTTTGGAGCTTTGCCACCTTCCCAAGCTTCATTGACATTAGGAGTTGATGGATCGTCTGCCTGGAGCTTGCCGCTCGCAGTTCTAGCTCTTTTAATTTTTACTTCGACGGCAAAACCAGCATCTAACAGTGCTTGGCCCTCATCGTCGTTTACTTCAACGCGATCACCTTTTTGGGATGGAGATCCTGCCGCCCAAGGTCTTCGATCAGTAATAATTTCAATCTTCATAACAGCTTTCCATATCTGGTACTTTTAAATATTGAGGATGGGGCATTTCTGCCCCATCAAAGTTTATGTTGCGTTGATGTCCGCTATGATCCCGTGGGCTTTCTGCGAAGTTACCTGGAGGCCATATTCGCACGAGATTAATCGGCGCTCTGACAGACCGGTTTTGCTCAATGGCTCTTGCTTAGCAGTCTGCAAGTAAACCACTTCAGCGTGTGACGGATCTAAAACAAGCACGTCTGGAGTATAATCGACGCTGCTCACTGTCCTGGATCTCATCAACCTGTTCGGCAATATCTGAATTTGGCCAAAATCACTTTCGTAGACGTCAATCGCGGCTGAAAGTTTTGCATCTTCTGCCTCTTTGAAGCGTGTCGCGTTACCAGTGAAGGTAGAGATTTTCTGCTTTTGAGCAGAGCCACACATCACGACAGTTGGAGTTGCCCCAGCATTCCAGCATTTAGCTACTACGTCTTTCAGAAGAGCCTCAGTAATGGGCCGAAGTGTGCCATCAGTAGCGGCAGCATTTACAAAACCAGCTTCGCCAGTTCCGGATGTTGTGCCGTTTGCTCCACCTGTTCCTCGATTTACGTTTGAGGTTAGGTAAGCTGGCAAACCAGCGGTCGCTCTTGCAGCACTAGCCGTTCCAGCGCTTGCCGCTGTATTGTCTAAAAGCATCGACTCCATGTCACGCTTCAGCTCCTGCAATTTGTAAGCAACTTGCTTCGCAATAGTCTGCGCGGAAGCAACGCCATTTACAGCGTTTGCCGTTGATGAAGTTTCGCTCACTTTAGCTGATATTTGTGTATATCCACCCTTACGAACAGCATTGGTAGGCGCACTGTTCCCAAGCACATCACCTTCAAGTTGGCGATTTGATGTATCGACTGACGCCAAATCTACTTCTGACCATTCGTAGTAAGTGTTATCGACGTTTCGTGAGCCAATTGTGCTCATCAAAAGTGTGTCCGTAGGCGTTAGAGATAGCATTGCAGAATGCAAATCTTCCCTAATTGTTGAGACGTCATACGTCTTATTTGTGTTAGCATTTACAGCCATTGGTTTGTCCTTTCGTTACGACAAGAGAAATTTAGCTACGTCATCGACGCTGCCTGTATTTTGCATACTGTTTTTCACCTTTGCTTTTTGTTTGGCGCTGTATGCATTTGCTTTTTTCTTCACCCCAGCTTTCACAGTTCCCAGGCTCTCCATTTTACCGGAGGTGGCCTTGGCTTTTTTCTGAACCAATTGCCGATAACGCATCGCATCATGCATAGCCAGGATATATCGATGATCCCTTACTGATCCGAGTTCTTCGGGAGTAAAGCCATAGAATGCTCCGGTTTCCGCAATGCCCTTTTTGATCGTTTCACCCTTGTCGGGGTCCGCAATCTCAGGGAGCTTTTCCGTTAACATTTGCGCTTGGTTCATTGTGTACTCTTGTAAACGCGCCTCATGAGCAGCGTTTTGCTGCATTTGGAGCTCGTTTAATTGAGTGACCCTGGCATCATGCTGAGTTTTTCTCTCGTCGTATTTTAGCTTTTCCTGCATGTAAGCGATCGGGTCGCTATCAAACAGGTCGGCAGACGGTGGAGTAGGCTCCTGCATACCTTGGTCTTTTGCTTGGTTGAAAAAATCCAACATTTGTTGGCGTTGCACGGATGATTGCTCGTTTTGTGCTTTAAGTTCTTTTTCTAACACAGAAACTTCTTGCATTCGCCGCTGGATATAATCTTGGCCGCTTTTATCTCGCTTTAGCTCCCCCAAGGTTGCTTTCTTTATTTCGCCGTCAGATTTGTATTCAATCATTAAGTCATCAGAAAGCTCTATGGGAGCGTCGATTTGGTCGTCTTCAATATCCTCATCGTCTGCTTCGAACTCCAGTAAATCACTGTCGTCGTCGGCTTCGTCTACTTCCACTTCTTCCGTTTGCTCAACTGCTTCAATCGCTTCTTGCGGTGTCTCGTCAGTTGTTTCAACAGCTTCTGTTTCAGTTTGGGTATCTGGTACATTTAAAATTTGTTCCAGAACTTCTGTCATTTGATTAGTCGCTTCAGTCACGGTACTAACTCTTTCTATATTGTAGGAGCGTCTCTGCCGTCACGACGGCGTCGAGGTGCGCTTCCATTTGGTTAACGGCTCGCAGAATTGCATGAGCCTCCTCACGCCGCTCGATCTCGTCGGCGGCACTGTTTGCAAAAACCTCTTTTTGGTTTTCGCGAACCTCTTTCAGCAATAGTTGGAACGTGCCATTTTTTTGTAAAAATTTTGCGTCGTCCGCTTTAATATTACTGTTGTCCATTATTCATTCCTTGTTGTGCGATACCGGCAACGGTCCGTATCTTATCTTGCTCGGCCTTAATTGCCGCCACGTCCACTGTCGATCCGTATTGACCGGCAATCTTAGCCGCGTTGACAAGTAAGTCTTGGGCCATCTTATCGCGCTCTCGATCGTCGTCCGCCGTCGCCTTGGCAGCGTCAAACTGTAGCCTGGCCATATCTGTGCCGGCTTTTGACTGAGCTTTCATTTGCTCAGCCTGGAGATATGCCGCGTTTGGATCCTGCTGTTGTTGCGACATTGCTTGTTGTTGCTGTTGTTGTTGCGCGAGCATTTGTTGCTCAATTTCTTGATTTATCGGCGCAAAGTATCTGTCGCTATTTCTGACGCCGTTGACGGCCAATATATCCGCCAGGGAGTTCCTGATGTTTGTCAGGCTGACTAAACCGTTTTGCGCCCCGTACTGGCCATACACTTGCATTTGTAACTGTAGGGCTTGTTGGAGGGCTGCTACGCGCTCGTCTTCGCGTCCTGTTCCTAGCCCGACGTTAATGCTGACGTCATAGCTCAAATCAAACGCTGTTGGATCGACCGGCACAAACACACCGTTAAGCTTCATAACTTTTTCTTCGTCGAAATTTTTGTGTGTCAACTCCAGCAATAGCTTAAACAGATCCTTAAATCCTTCCGCAATATTTCTGCACATCACCTCGACCTGGCCGGCTGCCGCCTCGACCGCCGCAGTTACTGCCGATTTTGTTGTGGATTGGAGGGCGTCAGGATTTAACGCGATATTTTGTGTCACACCACTTTTAGCCTCGACCATTTTGTCTAGGTAGGTGAGGGCGCTCAAAGTTTGACCGGCAACAAATGGCACTGAAAGATCCTGCACGGCCCCAGGCTGGTTCATTCTGACCAGTCCTCCTATCTCATTGTTTAAAAGGTCGTCGATCGCGACCTGCCCGTTGACGAAACCCATTCTCGGAGAGTTGACCAATGCGACATTATCTAAAACACCGCGTAATACACTTGTCGCCGCATCTTGGTCGTCGCATAATTTCTCCGCCAAAGAATTACCATAAAAGCTATGTGGCTCCGGATCTACTTCAACTTTGATTAACGGAACACGTTCGCAAGGCTCGTAGTCCATCAACTTGTAAGACGTGCCGCCCATGACAAATTTATGCAGTACGGGTACGCCGGTCCCGTCGATATCGATCCGCATATATGCCTCCGTAATTAACACGTTTTTCATTGCTGGATCTAAGGCATTTTCATCGTCGTCGTTGTTGTTTGTGTAGCCGCGTCGCTGGGATTTTTCTTCCTGGAGAACGCCAGTGTCATTGTCAAAGCTATCCAACTCGTAAACAATCTCAGGGTCAAATCCCATTTCCACGACGTCTCCAGCTCTCATCTCCGTGCGGTGGGCCGTGCAATAGGCACTATCAATATCCCTGGCTTCCCTAGAAATGAAGAACTCTTCACTAGGCACACTCTCTATGCAGAGCTCGCCCTTTGTCTCTGTGCGTTGAATTTTGACGCTAAAGTAGGGCGCGTCTTCTTCCTCGTTCATTTCAGATGATTGTTCTAAAACCTCGACGCCAGGCTCGTTAACCAACAATGTAAGCTCGTCAGCCGTCAAATCAGTAAACATGTGAATTTTAGCTTTTGGGTAAGTCTTGTAATACGCCTTGGCTATCCCTTGTTTCTTGACCAGGGCGTCGTGTATCAAATCGCTTAAAATTTTATAGCCGTTCAGCCTTTGGAATTCGTGGTGAATAAAATCTGTCGCTTGCTCGGCGATCGCCACGTCCTCCGGTCCTTTCGGTACGAATTCCACCGGCTTGTCGGTGCTCATAAATACGCGCATTATTGACGGTTTAACCGCTTGAATTGTGTCTCTGACCTTGCTGCTTACAACACGGCTTCGACCTTCCTCGAAACCAAGCTTTGTTTTTCCATCCATGTACTCAGCGCATTTAATCCTGATTTCGCTTATTTCCGTTTCCACGAAATCCACGCAATCCTCTATAGCCGTCGAGACAATGCTCTCTATCTCGTCAAAAGTTTTTTCTCTGAGTTCCATGCTATTCCTTACCTACATATTTTGAGATCGCAGTCGTGCCGGCGGCGGTTGAAAATAATCCGTTTAGTATTTTATCTACTAAGGTTCGGTCGTTCATACGGGCTGCCTCATCTAGCAAAGTAGAAACAACCTGATCGCGTTGACTTCCTTGCAAAGTTAAAATTTCACCAAGCTGCTTGTTAAGATTACCTCTTTTGCCACGGTATAAAATTTCGTCAATGAGAGCGTTGATAGGCGCGTCAAATAATGCGCGTTTACCTCTTCCTATTACTCCTGGTTGCTCACCTGTTGCAGGATCGGTTAAATCACCAATGTCCTTTTTAGCTGTTCCTCTAAAAGCCGTCAGGCTGTTGTCAATTGTTCGGTTTTTTGTTTTTGAAAACTCAGCTTCCGCCATTAACCGCCTGGTGACTTCTTGCGCTTGGGTTTTGCCGATTATCATTTCTAATTTTTCGGCATTCCAATTTTTTCCAAATTCCGCCCAGGCTGCCGCTGCGTCGTTTCTCGATGTTCCCATCAGAGCGCCAACATATTCTCTAGCTCCAGCTTTAAACGCTTCACGTTCAGCGTCGTTCATTTTAGCAAGCTTGTCTGCCATTCTGGCAGGACTAATCGCTGTCGCCTTGCCACCTGAGAATGCTGACTGTCCTTCTTCTATAGCTCGTTCAATTGCGCTTTCGCTTGCCCAAGAACTTCTGGCTGCGGCGTAACCATCAATATTGTCTAACTTTGCGTCTATTTGATCTAAAAAAACTTTTAAATTTATTCCAACTCCAGCATCTTTACCTAAAAATGCTTGCTCAATTGTGTCGTTTAACTCGACCCTGATGTTGTGCAATTTTCTTGCTGATAAATTTCCCTCTTCGCCTAAATCTTTAAGCAACTCGCTCATAGCGTTTTTAGATCTTGTTGATGCGTCAGTTGCAGTTGCATCAATTGCGTCTCTTACATCTTGAACGTCAAAAGTTTTTGTACTGGCTTTAGCCTTTTCATACATAGGGCTTATAACAGTGCTTTTATTTTGCTTGCTAGCGATCTCCGCTAAATATCCGGCATCCTTTTCGCCAATATTTTTATTAAAATCAGTTTCAATACGAGCTCCGGCATCATCAGATCTCTCTAATATGTTTTTACGAAGAATATTTGATCCCTGACCTTGAATAGATGCTAAGCCAATGGCTTGACCTTGTGTTCCTCCAGGAACGTCTGCGAGCATTCCCTCCGGCCCTAAACTTTTAAGGTATTCTTTTACCTTAATGCCTGACTGTTCAGAGTTATTGATCTGATTTGCAACTGTTCGAAGAGCTTGCCCCTTGAAACCATCCTTACCGCCTCGATAAATATTTTTACCAATATTAATTGCGCCCTCAACAGCTCGGCCGGCAACTGGTGCAGCTCCACCGGCTACTCCGCCTATCGCAGGATTGACAACTCCAACATTTTTTAGACGGTTAATAAAGCCGTCCTCGCCAGCGCCAAATTCTGGGGCTGATGCCAAGGCAGCGCCAGCTCCAGCGCCCGTTAACATTTGTTTAACCATTGATGCGTTTCTTGCCAGGTTAAAAGCTTGAGTGCCTCCCAAACCGATAGTGGAAGTTCCTGCGGCTCCGCCTATTCTGCCTTTTCCAAACTCGTCTGGAGCAGAGTATTCAAGCATTTCGTTTTTCTTTCTGACGGCGTCACGGTGCCTGGCGTAGGCTTCTTTAGCACTTTGCAAATCTCCATTTTTAAGAAAATCTGTGGCGGCCTTGTACGCTCCATAAATCTCGTCATCTAAATTAAAAAGAGCCTCTGATTTTGCGCCGGTATAAGTCGCCTCAGTTTCGACAATTTCATTAACTATTTGCTCTTTGTTTGCTCTGTAATTATCTAGAATTTCTTGTTCAGCTTTTGTGATATCGTCACTCTCTTCAAGCCTAGAAAGCGTAGCCGCCGCATTTCTTTTTCTGATAGCCTCTTCGTAAGTCATTATTTTAACTCCTCTGAGGCTTCTTCTCTTGTGATTGTGGACTCATCTGCTTTTGCCAATTGGTTTGATACCATAAACGCTTTTGCCTCTTTCATCGGATCTTCTAAAGCATCGATTGCAGCATTACGCAGTTGTGGCGTATTAAATCCTTCTATGTCATCAAGAAATTTTTGATGAATTTCTGCAAAGTCTCTTTCATATTGCGCTAAACCTTTAAGCGTTTTTACTATTAGCGCGTTACCGCCAGGCAGTGCAGCTATTGACGGAGCTGAAGCCTTAAACATTTCTAAGTCCCTGTCGGACATTGGGCCAGACCCTTTTGGGCGCATTGCTGGTACAATTTGATTTATTAAAGCAGCGGCGGCAGCGGCAAACTGATCTCGTCTGTCAATATTAAACTTTTCAAACATAAATTGTTTTAAGCCTGGTACAAAACCAGTATCGGTGCCGTCGAGATAAGTTTCTAACATTTCAAACCGACTTAAATTTGTTACCGCGTCTCTAAAATTTCCTGCATCTCTAGTACTTGTTTTTAAAGCTGCTTTAAACCTTTCTAAATCTTTAGGATCTGTTGTTAGCCTTGGATTAATTGGGCTGATATCTGTAGCTTGATTGTCTTTACCTACAGTAACTTCATAAGAGCCGTCAGGGACAGTTTGACCAAATTGTTCTAAAATTTCTGCCGCGCTCATAATAGTCTTTTTGCCTTTGAGCTGCTTCGCCATTGCCTGAGAAAGCACTTGCTGCATCAATCTTGGATCATTCTCAACAAGCTTAGCCAGCTCCGGATCGACTTGTCTAATATATTCCAAGCTTTTGTTATTAATTCGCTGTGTCTTACGATCCTTAATGTCCTGGGCGGCCATCGCAATCATAGGTTGCAATTGTCCTGGATTACCGCTCAACGACATAAGAGCAATTGACAAACGATCTGAAGCGTCTGGATCTTTGCCTGTCACCGCGTCTTTTAGTTTGCTGAACCCACCGCCCACAGTCTTGCCCAACATGCTGAATAACGGGTTTTTATCCATTCCCGTCGGTTGTTGGTTAACTGGCGCTTGGTTGTTTTGCGGATCCAACAAAGGCGATGTGTTTAACGGTTGGTTTTGCATTACAAGCTCCATGAATTTTTCTGCATTTTTTTTGTGGTCGCCCATGCTGGCAACTTTTTCGGCGACAGTGCCAGGCATTCCACCAGCTCGCTCGTCAGTCATATTTAAGTTGTTAACGCCGCCAGTGTTTATGGCTGAATATATCTGCTCCAAGCCCATGCCAGGCTTAACGCCGACTGCCTTGAGATATTGGTATATTCCTGCTCCAGGGCCGAGCTGCGTTGATATTGCTTGCGGACGGGTTTCAAAGCTAACGCCATACTGATTTGCTTGCGGTTCGCCAAATTGTATTAGTCCTCGATGCTGACCATATTTAGTTTCTGGGCCAAGCTCTAAAGGATTAAACGTACCGCCAGTCTCATAACTGATAGCCGTCGCAAGATCGATTGGAGAAATTCCAAGTTGGTTTGCTGTTGATCTTATGCCGGTCGCTATATCCATTAAAGACCTGGTATCGCTGCCGCTTGTGGACCCATAATATATTTAAGAGCACCCAATATTCCTAATGCTCCTGGGTTTTGTGTGCTTGTCGTTGACGTTGGGTATCGAGCCGCTCCAAGAGCCGCTATAGGCGCATTCAAACTATTCATGGGTGCTTGGCCATAATTAGCAAAATCCCCTCTAGCAGCGTCGATGAGAGCTTGCTGTAAGCTTTGTTGCAGTAACCCTTGGTTAGCCATATCCTGGTTAATTGTTCGACCAGTGTTGAACGCTTGGTTTGCCATATTGCTGAGCTGACCGGCAGCTCCCATTTGTTGTCCGCGAGCGTTAAACACATTTCCAAGCATTGTGTTCGCCAGGTTTCCTTGCTGACCGGCAGCGCCAAGCTGTTGACTTCGATCGGTAAACGCATTTCCAAGCGTTGTATTTGCTAAATTTCCAAGTTGTCCGGCAGCTCCCAGGCGAGCACTTCTGTCAGCCATCGCATTTGCGACCGACGTGTTGTAACCCTGCATTCTGAGTGGGGCGAGGGCATTGGCAGCCATTCGGCCAAACTCAGCGTTGGTCACGCCCTCGGCCACACCTTGCCTAGATCCGCCAAACGCGCCAGCCGCTTGAGCTTGAGCTCCAATATTGTTCATGGCCATTTGACGTTGGCGCTCAATATCTTGCTGCACCGTGTCCACCACCTGTTGCTGGTAGGGGTTGTTAAACTGATCTACGTTTAAATCGTCAGACATAATGTTAGACGTTGTGTCCATCGACTGACCCAAACCAGCCGTGCCAGCATTTCGGTATCCAGTTTGATTGACTAGTCCATCAGTAAGTCCGCCGGTAGTACCTAATGATTGACCGAGGCCAGTAGTCGCCGCGTTTGCGTAAGAACTTTGGTCGATCGGGCTGTTAAGTAAGTTTGTCGTCGCGCCCATAGAATTTTGCAAACCAGTCGCCGACGCATTGTTGACGTTGAATGGTTGTTGAGGTTGAGGCATCATTGGCGGAGGAATTGTTGGAGCCATTGGCGCTGACACTGGATTTTGAACAGCAAATTGCTCCTCCGGCGTCATCTGCGAAAATGGTTTACCGTGAGTAGCAATAAAATCCCTCTGAGTTGTACTCATACCATCCATACCCATGTCAGAAGTAGAAAGAGAACCAGGAGGTAAAATACCGTTTCCACCAGTGTTTGCTGGCTGCATAAAATCCATGCCACCACCAGATCTATTCGCTACAGGTCCACCTGGCTGAACTACTCCGCCACCTTTTCCGCCTTGTCCTGCCATGTTAAACCTCCGCCCTTCTACCCGATAAACGTATCTGGTACTTATAAATTTTACCGACTAAACGGCTGAATGGTTCGCCTAAAAACTTTATTGCTTTACCAAAGTAGTTTGCTTTGTATTTATTTGGTTTCATGCAGTGGGCCATTTCTTCCGCCCAGGCTTTAACAATAGGCCACATTATCGATCTAACGATACCGGCAAAGAATGTTTTTTTACGAATAAAATTTGCAGTTGGCATTCCCCAAACGTGATAACCTTCCATAAGCAAAGGATCTGATCTTAAAACCCTAACACCATAACGTCGGTCAAGGTTCCAAATCTCTTTTGGCAGCATTCCCATTTCATAGTATGCCGTACACATCACTGTTGCGTCATCGACGTCCTTTTTGATTTGCCCAGGCATTTCAGAAACATCACTTTTCATTTGACTAAAATGTTCGCCAAAAGTCATGTCAAAAGGATTTTTGTCCTTAATTGTTGTATAGCCAGCGGCTCTTGCTAAACTTGGGTCAACCTGTCCACCTTCATAACCAAGAGCAACAACACCGCCTTTATCATCTTGAGCATAACCAAAACTAGGGTTTGCTGTTACTCCGTCAGCAAAGTTTCTTTGTTGCCGCGCCATATGGTTAGCCATAAAGTCGGCCCTTTCTTGGCCAACTCCACCGCTATTACTGCCACCGACGCCTGGACCTACTGCCGGAATAGGCATTGGATTGTTCATTATTGGCGCTACATTACTGCCTGGCTGACCACTGAAAGGATCAATAAAAAAGCTGTCAATGTATGAGGATTGACCAGGACGGTCTAACCTAAAATCTTCCATTGTTTGATTATATATCGGCAAAGCTGAGTAAGCACTCACGCCATTTGCATAGGTCGTGGGCGCGTCCATTCCGCCGGTTACAGCCGTACCAGTAGGCAAGTCTAACCCAAACGCACTAGCCATGTTTGCAGTATTGTTAAAACTACTGTTTTGCATTGGCGTAAAGGCAGCGACCGTAGGGCCGTAACTCATAGGTAACGAACCGATACGACTTATTCGATCAGCCTGGTTAAGATTACGACGTGCCGCATCCTCCAGCCATTCTGGGATTTCCGCCGTAGTCGATGATCCGCCTTTTCCCATTTTTAAATCTCCTTAACATACGAACTGTGAATAGGCTTCCACCCATGCTTCGCCAACGGTTTTTTCCATCCAAATCGTCCAGTCATGTTCAATGCGCTACACCCCTGGTCTTTTGCCCAACCTACCACGTCTTCATGCATAGCTAAAATTTCTGTGAGATCGCCTCCACCGAGGAAGATATTTAGTACTCGCATTTTTGGATAATTTATTATTTCAGTTACTAGGCAGCTTTTTTCTGCCGGCCATAATTGCATCGTTCCTTTGTAGAGCCCCTCGTAGATATCAATGATATCGTGGGTGCCGCCGGTGTATTCCAGGGCTGCCTCAATGTAAGGTTTACACCGCTCGAATTCCTTAGTGCCTAAAAAGTCGTTAGCGCTACTCTTTTCCATATGTTTGAACTTCCGTTGTAGTCTGCCGTGCAGACGTAAATGTAAGAATTGTCCCAAGCTATCATCCCGGCTTTATTACCAGGAGCGCCAGTGCTAGAGGAGGGGGTCGCTTGCTTCATTGCCACTTGGCGGAATTCACCACCGGCCGAAACAACCGGATATCCACTGGCATCATCCCAAAGAAAAATTCCGTTGTCGGCTGGTATGTCCCCAGAGCTTTTAAAAAATAACTTGCCTAGGTTCCGCTGCAAAAAAAGGTTAAGCTCTCGACCCCATTGGCGGATATCTGTGCCTATAACCGGTGGTGTGATGGGCATTATCTACGCCCCCCAGGTTTTATATCCAAACGCATAGCTCCGACGCGCCAGGCAGCTAATCGATCACCCTCAACGCGCATTCGCAACTGACGACCAGAAAATCTAACAGACGTTGGATTTGCAGGATTAAATGGACCGTACTCGCGCTCAGTATCGTTTGGGTGAAATCGTGTTTTAAATTTTAAATTAACATCACCTTGCGTTTTCTCATCGGGTATAACTTCAGTCACACGCGCTATTTGATCTCCAGAAGCTCCCAAACTAATCGGGCCAGTCTCGCAGAAAATAGAGCCACTATCATAATTTAAACCTGTTTCGTGATCGTAAAGGTCTGTGTCAGCATTGTGGCCAGCTAAAATTGGGTTTCTAAATACACCTCTAGGGACTCCAGCCGTTCTGCTAAGATTACCAATTAACCAATGGTTTTCCAACAAGTCATAAGCAACGTATCGATCTATTTCAGTGCTATTTGCAGAAGGATAAAACCACCATATTTCAGAAAACTCTGTATTACTAAACGCCCAAATTTTGCTTTGTTGGTTTCTATTTAAATCATCAAAAATGTGATCATGAACCTCGCAAGGAAGCTCTTGTACTGTGTTACCGTCAAATCGGAAAAAGCCTCTCTGCCCCATCCAAAATGCACCCATATCTGTGTCTACTGCACTCATACGCGAAACGGCTCCAGACGCAGTTGATACCCTAGAAACAGAGTAAACATACGGTGGGCCTATATAACGCATCACATGAGTATCTAAATCAGTTAAAATAAGTGTCTGACCCCTAGTTTTAAGAGCTTGGAAGATCTGCCCAGAAGTTTGTAATAAGATGTCCCCACTTTCATTTGTGGCTGCCGGCACCCAAGTACTAAAGTCTTCCTTGTCACTCCACTGTAGTTTACGAGGGTTTCCGCCAGCGCCTAAACAAACAACAAATCTTTCCTCAGTCACAACCAAACCTAAATTGTTTGTTGGAGCTCCAGAAACAACTGCCGCATTATTGGAAGGGTTAAGATCCCAACGAAACAAACGACCATCATCGTAATGCACTGCTAAGAGCTCTTCTCCAAAATTATCAAGTGACCAAGTGCTCGCTTCAGAATATGTACCATTGCTTGGTCGTGTTGTGCCAAAAAACCCATAACCATAAAAACCGCCGCCGTAGCCTAAATTTTGCGCTGCATCTTCTCGACCTGTCGCCAACCCTGACGGAGTTATATCATAAACAGTACCACCAGCTGTCATTGCTTTCAGTTCATTGTGTGACCCTCCAGCAAAATAACTTGTGTTATTATTTGCTTCCCAGGCATGTGCGCCACGAAGAGGATTAGTACTAAAAGATGTCTTACGTTCTTGCCAACCACCAATAGGTCTCAAACTACCATCTCTCCATCTTACCAAGCTGCCATCACGCCATCTGTTACTAGCATCAAACTCTGTGCCATTTCTGTAAAATCCTGCTGGTAATTTTAAAGGGACTAAAGGCATTATGTTGTAGCTCCATAAATCGTACCACTATTGCTTAACGTGTAAGTATTAGCGCTGTCCTCAACGGCTTTACCTGCTGTTCCTCCTGCATGAACTGCTCCTGCACCACCTGCTGCTCCCCAGCCACCTCCTCCTGCTCCACGTTGACCATTACCTGCGTTCGCTCCATTACCTCCTGCTTGACCTCCAGCACCACCCCTACCGTATCCTACTAAACTAGACCTTCCACCAGTATGAACTTGAGTCTGTGTTCCCGGCAAAATACGTCCACCTGCTGCTGCACTAGTTGTGTACTCTGAGCCACCACTACTTTCGTCACGATAACCACCACCGCCACCTGCCTCACCGCCATGGCTTGGTGCTGAACCTGCTTGACCGTCAGCCCCCACAGCATTTAATACACCACCAGCAGCTACTACGGCTCTATTGTGTGAAAGTCCACCTTCACCGCCACCAGCGCCACCACCTCCACCTGCTTTACCATAAGCAGAGCCACCGCCTCCACCACCAGCTATATACGCACCAGAGTTATTAGTGATGGTAACATTAGATACACCAGAATTTATTTTTATAGCAGGTCCACCATCAGCACCAGCGCCATTAGTATCATTACCTCCTAAACCACCCTTACCAATTATTTTGCCCTCGTTTATAATTGTGCAAGGTATATCAATAGTAAGCGCTGCTGTTGACGTACTGTCAGACCAAACCCACATTGTTGAAGGTATACGCAAAGTACCACCAGACGAAATAAAACTTGATACTGTTATTTCCTGCCTTTGAGCCTGACCGTTTACATTACCTCCAGATGTTAACAGAATTTCTGCTGAGGCTCCGTAATAATCAGAAAATGACATTTGGGCGCTTGACGACTTATCAATTAGACCACGAATATCGCTGTCATTAATAGAGGCGCTTGTACTAGATGAACCACCAGCTTCTATGTGTATTTCATTTAAACTTATTGAACCGCTACTTTGCAGAGCCATTCTTTAGCTCCTCAATTTCTTCTTTTAATTCTTTAATTGCCTCAACTAACAACCCATGAAGCTGATCGTATTCAACAGTTTTATATTCAATACCTTCTTGACCATGAAATACTAATTCTCTGTTATCTACCGCTGAAGGTAAGATCTTTTCTATTTCTTGCGCCACAACTCCTGCCGATTTTTTATTGTTTTTGTTGTAAGTAAATGTGTAACCGTTGATTTGGCTAATTTTATCTAAAGCGTTATCTATTTTTTGTATGTCATGCTTTAAGCGTTGATCGGAAACTAGTGTAGAGAATGCAGTTATATTTCCGTTTACGTCTAAGTTACCTGCATATGGGCTAGTGGGTGAAGTCCAAAGCCTCATTTCCTCACCGCCAACAACCATAAACTCAATACGATTATCCCCATCGTTAAAATGCAGATGCTCATGCAGATTTCCAACATAAACATCATTAGAAGCTGATAATCTTTGATCACCTTTAAGGGCAAAAGTCATATCATAAGGATCGGCGTTACTACCGGGGGCTGTATCTGTCCAGTTTATATCTATGCCGCCACCCTCTACAAACTTTACCTCTTTAGCGTCAGATATTGTGACTTCTGTACCATCACCATCTTCAAGCTGGAAACTACTCATTGTACCTGACCCAACAGAATTAAGTTGGGTTTGAATACTGCTTGTTACACCATCTAAATAACCTAATTCAGTGGAAGTAATTGCAGAAACAGCAACTTTTCCAGATCCGCTTGAAATTAAAGCTCTGTTTACGGTTAAATTTTCTGTGTCTATTGTTGTTGCGGCCCCAGTTATTGTGCTTTGTTTTGTAGCAAATTGACCTTGAATTGATGATGTCACGCCTTGAACATGATTTAATTGGGCAGCGGTCGCAGTTACGTTAGTTCCATTGATTGTAAGTGTGCTTAAATCAGGTGCAACTGTAGCCTTCCCAGTGCCAGATCCGTTAAAAGTATTCTGAATGGCGGTTAATCCTTGGTTAATGGTAGACCCCCAAGTTGATTCGTCACCGCCAATTGTTGGGGTAGTGATTGTAATTGCCATAACTTAATCTCCTAATTTATAACTTTCTACCACGCTAGGCCGCGTTGTCCCAAGTTTCAGTGTGATTTGAAATATCAGTCCAAGTTTCAGTGTTAGTGGCGATATTATTCCAACTTTCAGTGTTAGTTGAAATATCAGTCCAGTTTTCCCCTAATATTGTTTGGCCAGTGTAAATTTCTTCGGGAAGATAAAGTTCCATAAAAGGAAATCGTGCTTGCGGAACATCAAATGCTCCAAAGGCTATTTCTAAAGATGCAAGTTTATGGTCTTGCCGTATAATTGTTGTGTTAATTGTGGGCGCTGAACAGGTAACACTATTAGAAAGTAAATTATGCGCCTGAGTTATTGCAGAATTTGCTATTGATGGCGCACCGCCAATTACATCGTTCCCAGCAAAAAAGTAAAAAATTCTAGCTACAATATTATCAACAACTGGAACGCCAGTTAAAATTTCTGCACTGCTTAATGTGTGTATTTGAGCAATGCCAGTTGTTGGCACAGTAGGAGCGCCAAAAGTAATATCGGCAGTACTAAACTTATGATCTTCAGTCAGATCAATATTTAGTAAGCTAACTGCACCAGTTGTAACATTATTAGTAGTAATATTATGGATTTGCGTAATTTCAGACGTTGCAACACTTACATTTCCAGTGTCTGAATTTTCAGTTGTAAGTGTGTGAACTTGACTAATACCAGTTGCACTAACAGTAGGATTTCCAAAATTAATATTAGCAGTGCTAAACCCATGCACTTGAGTAATAGCCGTTGATGGAACCCGAACGCTGCCAGTTAGCACATTAGGCGCAGAAAAACTTTCATCCTCAAACATTGTGAGAATAGGGGCAGGGGGCGCGTTGGGCGTATATACACCTGATAAAGTGTGAACTTGTGTTATTGCACTACTGGCAACTGTTGGATTGCCAGTTGTAACATCATTGACAGTTAGATTTACAACACCATCAGCGCCTGTATCAGCTAGTGGGCCAGAAGCTAATGGTGCAAAACCTAACATCGGT